CATGACCACACCACAAATTCACCCGCATGACACTCTTTTGGAAGTCATAAGTAGGGTCCTTGGCTCCATCCTCACTACCACATTCAGCACAGATAGCACCTGGAGAGGTAAGTTCAACCTCAACAATATTCGATGCTTTCTGCAATTTAACAGCCAAAGCATTATTCGCCGTATTAACTTCCTTCAAATATAAACGACCTTGTTCTCCACCGGGATCAGCTGGAACAGTTGATCCATCAATTAGCTTTGTAAATTCTAAATAAGTCTGATTAACCCAAGCACTGCCAGTATGTTGAAGAAAATTATTATCAACTGGAGAAGAAGAAAAAGTTACATCATCCATTTCAGCTAATGTGTCTTGTGTGGCTGCTACTGTATCAACATAAGCTTTAATACTTTGTTGAGAAGCTAGATGCGTGGCACTATTCGTAGCCATATTATCTTCATCTTTAATGGCAGTACCACTAATGCCTGTAGCATTAAGAGTAAATGCCGCAGTTGACGATAATGTCATGGCTCTCTGAAAAGCCATAATTCCGTCAGTCCACACTAACTGACTAACGGCCCCAACAATGATTCCTAAGGAATTATTACTATGGGTATAGGTAATTTGTCCAACGTTATTATCGCCAGCATCTCCAAATAGAATTCCACCTTGGGTAGGAGCTAAGATGGAGAGTAAAGCTGTTCCATTATCTTCTAAAGTTAGTAGAGTATTATTAGCAGCCGAAACCGAACCAGCTGAAGCCTCCCAAAGATGTAATAGAGAGTTAGGAGAAGGAGCACCTGTACGTCCCAACATCACATCTCTATTGCTTGGAACTATCCACTTAATATCACTACCATTGGAAGAAATATCAGCATCGGCTCCACCATTTCCAAACTGGATAGAAACATTATCAGGTAAGACAATTTCACCAGTTTGGAAACTGGTAGTAACTGCGCCGGACGTAGAAGAACTAATTTCCCACACATCGGTGAGAGTATTGCCAGTTTGAACCGACCAAACTACTTTAGAATCTTTAGTGTTAGTAGTGACATCATTCGCCATCCAAGTCATACGAGCGAATTCAGCTTGACTACCGCCAGAATCTTCTAAGGTATAAGTTATATAGCCATTATCTCCATCAGCAGCGGTACCTCTATTAGCTCCCCTAAAAATAGCTACTTGATTAGAAGCATTATCCGTAGCATCTTGAACAACTAATGGAGTTCCAGTGTTATTTGCAATTGCAGTGAGTGAAGCTTCACTATCTGCAAAGGCATAAGTCCGTAGAGGATAAATTTGTCGAAGTTCTGCTGGCATCGATTAGCCCCTTATTAGAATGAACGAGCATCGTCAAAGCCTCGGTAAAAGACTCTACAGAATCCTAAATCTACTGTAGACGCTCCCCCAGCTTCCGATGCGTTATAAATCATGAAATACGGCTGAATATCAGGCAAATTAGTGATATGAGTAGCTACTTGATTGCCATTAATCCAAAATTCCACTTGATTCTCAGTGATAGAAATCTTAAACAAATTCCTATCTGTTAACGTAATCGAAGAAGGTAAATTCACAGTCTCTGTTCCAGCACTATCTGTAACTGTTTGGATTGCATCACTAGATAGACCAAAACCTATAATATTAGCCGTAGTGCGTAAACCGCTAGTCGAATCACTAAAACCCATGAAAAATGTAGAATTATTTATATTAGCTACATTTGCAAACTTAGCTTCCCATTCAGCAAATACGCCCCGAATCATAGATGTATTATTTTGATAAGAAAACTTACTAGGAGTAACACGGAATTGAAATAAGGTTCGTAAACGAGCCGTATCGCTAGCAGGAACAGCTAATGCCACTTTCGGCATATCTGCATCACTAGTTACACGCTCAATAGTAGAATTAGAACCAGTTTCTCTATTCCACGCACCAGTAAACGTATTATCAGAGTTAGACCATTGTTCCGTTAAATATTGGAAATAATCTGACAGATACGAATTAGACGTTGTATAAACGTTGAAAAAACCCATATCTATATTTTATCCCTTACCTAGGTTTAATTCTAGGACTAGATTCCACGCACGTAACCTATTACGTTACAAGTTTCACCATTTGTATTGTTTCTAAAACTAATATTATGCTTGACTATATGTCGTAGATTAATTGCACTCGCTACGCCAGCCTTAAGTACATAACCGACAGCATCACCTGTATTCGTAGCAGTACGATTAAAATCAATTACGGCATCATTAGTTAATGAATACAAATAAATATCATGAATCTCAGTCATTCCTGGTTCACGAACTGATACCGAAGCATCCTCCGTACCCATCCAACGAGAGAAACGTTCAATAAGGGGATCTACAAAAGTAGTAACTTGAGACGTAGGAGGATTAGGATCATTAGTTCCTGACATCCCCATTACATAGGCCCAAGCAGGTTCAATTTGAGCATCATCGACAAGATAAGTGATATTTTGTTGAGTATTAGTAACTACATAAAACGATAAGGTAGCATTATCTGTAGTTACTTGATGTGACACCGTTACTCGACCATTCCAGTTAGTAGCCATAGTAACGGTAGGGCCATTGGAAAAGGTAACACCAGCATCACTAGTAGCTCTGCCCATCACCGTTCCACCATCTTGACGCACATAAGCAGAACAAGAATACCAACCACGTGGTAACCCTGTAACGCTATAATATGCGCCTTCATACGCAGCAGCATTTGCTGTCACACAACGCATACTATATGTCCCAGTACGCGGAGTAGTAGTCTGGCGGGTCATAGTTGAGCCACTAGCAGTCCAACCCGTAGGAGGAGTCCCAAGTTCCATACTCGGATTAGTGACTAGATTCAAAGCTGGTACAGTAGGACTCTCTAAATTAACGAGATCTTCAGCCGTATTAGCCGACGCTAAAGTCTTATTAATAGGAATAAACTTTGAAAGAGTACCAACAGATTCACGAACTGTTCTAAATTCATGCTCTGAAAATCTGTATTCAAATCCTCGGTCAATAGGCATCAGTATTCTCCTAAATTAACTGCTATCGTCCCCAAATAGCTCCGATAATTCTTCCATTCGCTTGATTTGCGCGTATAACTGAGATTGTTCCATTAAATGAAACGCCTGTTTCGGTGTATCCCGTGCCTGCGGGTACTAACATCGAATTCCCATCAGTCGTAGCATCACTACCTAAATTTACATATAAGTCGTCACGGTCAACAACAATAGTGATTCGATTAGCTTCATCCATATAATCTGAAACCGTTAATATAGTTGAAGCTTCCGCACTATTAGTCGTTAAAGTAAAAGGTTTAAATTTAGTATACGGTTGTACTAATTCAATTGTTTGACGTAATTTAACCACTATCTGCCCCAGATAGATCCACGAATACGACTGTTCGTAGTACCTGCTCGCATAACTGAAACAATACCAGTTATTTTAATATTTTCTTCAGTATAACCAGTACCAGCTGGTACTAACATCGATGTACCATCACTAGTAGCTGTTCCACCAAAATTAATATACATATCACCAAATTCAACAACAAATGTAATACGATTAGCCTCTTCCATAAGGCTTGAAACCGTTAAAACAGTAGTCGCATTTGCATCTGTAGTAGTAAGAGTAAAACCTCTAAATGCAGGCAGAGGTTGTTCTAATTCAATCTGTGATCTAAGTGCTGCTAGTGTCATTATCTTGTCCTGAAAGCCGATCCAAAGTTAAAGAATCAACATAGAACAACTTAGGAGGTCCAATATGTTGATGGCGGTATCCGACGATAGGCAATTCATGATTACCAAATTGAACTACGCCAAAATCATATTGACCTAATTTATCCCGTTTGACTCTAATCATGAACCAAGTAGCTAATTTACTGAGTAAATTCACTTAGTCCTCCAAGGTATCGAAGACACCTAACTGTTTTCCAATCTGCGCCCATTCAGTGGGTTTAATCTTACCATCACCCATAGCATTAACAAGTGAATCTACTAATTCTGAGCGATTTTCAGCGTTCTTCAACCGCTTAAGAATGGCGTTACCTAACTTGATAGCCGTAAATATCTGAAACACCTTATCCTCCGTCTGAACCTCGTTCAGTTTCCAAAATTTTACCTGCCAAATTAGAAATAGCGACGATACTACCTACGCCAGCTGCGCTGATAATACCTTCCATTTCCATTTGCCAACCAATCCAAGATATTCCCAATCCCAACACCGCAATAATAATCATCCCTAACATTATGTTAGGTCTAATTCTCTTAAGTATGTCGCCTATACCAGCTAAAATCGGATTCATATGGCACCATAATAACAAAAAAGGATAGCCAAGCTCGACTACCCTTTCTCATTGAATATCAAAAACAATAGTCGAGCTGACTCGTACTACCAACCCAGGAATTATTTAATTGTTAGTAACCTACTATCAACGCCCTGACACGAACACCAGTCAGGTCAACAGCGTTAGCTACCTGAATGCTCGGACCATCAGCCGAAGCGTTAAGGTCAGAATAAGTCATTATCAGTTTGTTATTAGTGTAATCAAACGTTGGGCTATGGCCCAAGTCTGCTGCAGCATCCTCATCCGACGTATTACTGATAGATTGAGGAGTTAGCAAGACAATATCAAACCCAATCATGCCTACGTCAGTAGGAGTCAAAGACTCACCCTCAGTAGGGTAACTAGAGTCACAGTCTAGATCAGCAGTAAGAATTCTCTTATTACCAAAGACTGAACGATGAATTTCCGTAATAGTTAAAGCCATGTTAACGTCCCTTACTGGATACCACCAATCCCGCCCTCAGAGGTTGCCCTCTTACTTCCAGCATCAGAAATTTTATTGTATGCGATGCAATAGGGAAGTCAGTACAAGACTAACTTCCCTATCACTATGGTGACTAAAAACCTAGATTAGGCGTTTAGGTCAGTAATCTTGGAATGTGCGTCCAAACGCAAGGATCGTAGTTCACCTATGGTGTAGAACAATCCACGTAGGACGAATGCGTTAGCCTGGAAGAAGTCCCTGTTGTCGATATACTGCGTAGGAGCAGCAATAGCGAGTTCCAAGTACCGCGTATCCATGACATAGACATTGCTACCAAGGTTACCATCAGCAGCCGTGAACGAACCCTGAACATCAGGATCGACGATGACTGGGATGCCCCTATAAGTAGCCACCTGGAAACCAGCGTGGGAACCTGGGAGGGTAGATTCGTCGCCGACTTTGACAACAAATTCGCCCCAGTCCAGATAACGTTGCTGAGCTTGCAGCAAGGAAGATAGACGGTCAAACTGGTCATAACCCATCAGAATTACGTCTGGGTCAGCACCGTTTACACGAACTTCACGAATGGCCTGGTCTAGCAGAGCCAACGTAAGGTTACGACCCGTACCACTATTACCTAGAACGGTAGCAGCAGCAACGTGTCCACCAGCAGCACGAGTAGCTTGGTTATATACGTCTACGCCGTTAGTAACAGTCACGCCAGCCACAACACGAGCATCTTGTTCGACAATGTCGTCAAGAGAAGTGAAGCCAGCACGGCTCTTTACATAAATGATCTCGCCGTCAGTTACAGATCCACCACCCGTCCAGGTAGCATCACTCTGAGCGTCAAGGCCAGAATATGTGAGAGCGGTATCACCGATGGTGGTTCCACCGAAGGTGTCACCAACACGGAGAGTGTTACCAGCGGAGATTAGTTCACCAGTACCAGAGGCACCAGCAGTCGAACAGATGGTCATCGAGCGAAGCAGGAGTTCCTGGTTCAACTCTTTGATGTGGTCCCTAGCAGCAGCTTCCTGCTCAACTGCCAGGTTATCCCCCATACCACCTTCAAGACCGCTCATGATCTGGGACTTGAGTGAGACACCGAAGTCAGTGGCTACGATACGAGGAGCAGAGTCCACGTTGACGTAGTTGCTGACATCGACGGTTGGGAGTGAGCCAGTCTCGGTTACGGGGCGAGATCGCTCCGAACCCCGGTCAGACCGCAAACGCCAACCAGTGGTGGGTCCCCATTGAACTTTCCGAAGAATGTTCCAGAATCGTGTCTGGTTGTTCAGTGCGTCCCAGACCTTCCGGCCATAGGTTGCAGTGAACACATCTGACACCTGAAGGTATGTTTGCTTAGCAAAGTAACCAGGCGGCATCAGTGAGCTACGCAGATTTCGCTCCGCAGAAGATATATACTGCGCAATACTTAGGTCAGCCATTAGTTAGACCTCCCATTTGAAGGTCGTGGGTAGTAATACAAGGTCTGGGGAGTAAGCTCACCAGTTTGATTACGCATCCCATTTACCAGTTTGAAGTGACCACGGAGGTCATTCGCATCCGTCTGTCGGACGATTTGCTCGATGCCATCAACGAATTGATCAGCAGCGTTCTCTTCATCAGACTTCTGGAATGAGTCCCCCTCTACACCGATGCGCTGGTCTGGCATCTGCCCAGAGAAGTCTATTTCTGGCTCTTGCTGTTCTCCATAGATCGGAGTGCGAGTAGCCATGTCGCCGTGAGAAGGATTAAGGTTGAAACTCTTCAATCCCTTGCGAATGCCATCTTTGACATCTTTCTGCACGGACTTTTTAAGATTACTAATCTCGCCTTGAATTTCAGAAAATTGTTGTTTTTCCTGGTGGCGGGAAGAAAGTAAACCTTTGATGTCCTTCAGAAGCTCATTGATACCATCAGCACTTTGTGCCATATAGTTCTTTTCCATGTCTTCGTCTTCTTCGTCCATCATTTCTTCATCGTCGTCGTCAACATCATCTTCGATGTCTTCAACTTCGTCTTCCATCATGTCTTCGTCGTCCATGTCATCTTCATGTTCGTTCTTTTCAAGACCGTCTGGAATCCGATTGGAGTCGCCAGGATACGAATATCCTCCCGCTCCATGCATGCCATCAGCCCGTTGGCCGCCAGCTTGCACTGACTGTCCATCCACCATATGCTTAGCGAAATCAGCCAAAATGGCCTCAAGGTCGCTCTTATGGAGGTATGGATCTGTTCCCTGAGCACCAGCTTTAGTAGACTTTGTTCCCTGAGAACCGTGGGAATCCCGGCCTACCGTATCGCCACCACTAAGGGGGTTCAACTTGTCTACCCAATTATCTGGCAATGCTTTCTGAGAAGCATCTTCGCCACGAACATGAGGAGGATAATTCACCCCATACTCTTTAACGATATACTCTCGCAAAGCCTTCAAGATAGGCAGAAGCTCTGTAGTATTGGAAGCCATACTTTGCCCCTCCTAAATAGGACTAACTTATATAATATAAGAAAATATTTCAGGTGTCTATATTTTTACCAAAAAATGGCAATAATTAAAATTTATTTAGGTCGTAAACTAGAATCAAACTCTAATTGTTTTACGTTATAGCATTCTGGACAAATCATTGGATCAGGTTTTTGTATAATATCTGTTATATAGGACTTAGGGTTCATCGGAGTAACACATAAAGTTACTTCATAAATCTCTAAGTCAGTCACTTCAGTCCAACATTTACCATGTTCACAAATAGTTTTCTTATCTTTGGCATTTCCAGCGATAGAAAAACCTCTCATTCCACCTTTTAAGACTTCTGCCATAGCTTTTCTAGAAACTTCTAAATCAGTTCTAAAAGCCGCGACCACAAACAGCCCTTCAGGTCGAACCTCAGTTACCCACTCTTTTCCAGTATCATCCACGAATCTCTTTAGAATCTGCCCCACCTGAATTCCAGAGTGGAAAATATTCATATTGGCAAATTCTTTCTTACCCAAGAAATTATTCATAGCCCGTCGCATCCCCTCTAATCCAAGACGATGCCCCTCACGGTCTACAATATAATAATTTCCCCATCCTGCAACTACTAAAGTACGTCCCGTATCCATCTTTCTAATCGAATTAGCCGTTAATACCTTAAAAGCATCAAGTTCACCTAAAGATTCAGGCGTATCTCCCTTACCTAAAGTATGATTCATTAAATCAGCGGATAGCATCGATAGATTAGTATATTGTTCTGCGGCATTATCATTAATGGTTCGCAAATGATGATCTTCATCGATAAACTTTCGTCTAACAAGCTCATTCTCTGGTTTTTCTGACACTTCTGTAGGACTATAACCATCCTCATCGTCAGCAATTACATAACTACTAGCATAATCGGGACCAATCGGCTGTTGCTCTTTAGGAATATCATGTTCCTGATCTGAAGCGCGTTGCTCCGCTTCATCGTCTTCCGAATCTCCAGGCTTATGCCGTTCCACAGTACGAGGTGGGCGAGTATCATCATCTGCAGGATATGGCAACTGAGAGACACCCTCATACGAACCCGCATCCATACTATCTTTGCTTAAAGAACCTCTATCAAGTCCTTCTTGCCCACTGGAATTACGCTTACGGGCAACTCGTCCATGTGTGTCAGTATGAACGGCATCTCCACCACTTCCACTAACACTTAGAGCCGTACCTCCACCAAAACTACCACTAGTACCCACGCCTCCGCCGCCTCCATCTCCGCCGCCTCCACCTGCACCTCCGCCTCCTTCCTTAGAAACATGAGGATTACGAACATCTCGATTAATAGGCTTCAAATTAGAATCATAATCAGACTTAAAATCATCTTCAGTGGTTCTATATGAAGCATCTTTAGGAGCAATCATTGTGACACTTCCATCGCCCCCGCCTTCAACACCTTCTCCACCAGCCCCACCTGAAGCTTTAGTATTAACATTTACTCCATCTGTCTCTTCAGGAGAAATATCTATAACAGCACCAGATGAAAAAGCTTGTGTTCCCGTACCAGTTTCCGCACTGGAAAGAGCTTCTCGTCCATCCTCATCAGGATCGATAGGCTTTTGAGCGTCTTTTTCAGGATTAGCATAAGCTTTCATCGCTAAAGAAGATTTTTTATTTTCTTCTTCTTCTTTCATCCGACGATAATGTTGAGAAGAAGCAGCAGTGCCATCATTAAGAGCTTCTGGATCATCTACACCCAATCCGCCCTCATTGGATTGCTTTTGTATGGGCTTAGACGGCACACGACCTTCATCTATATCTGAGTATTCAAGATCTTTAAATCTATCGTTTTGAGCTTTAATCCGACTCGGAACAGTAGATTCTCCTAGAGTATTCGGTGCTCGTTGCCCTCGTACTCTAGCAATTTTCTCTTTACCTACTACATCATCCTCAGCACGAAGTTTTACTGTCTTCGGACGATGCACGTCACCAACGGATTGAAAAGGATCGCCTAAATCTGAATAATCCCGTTGCTTACTGATAGCAAACCAATCCCCATCCCGTTGAGTTAATCTAATTTCAATACCGTCATCGTCTACATTCTTTACTAAAAATGCAAAACCTTCTTCCGCATTAGCCGGAACATATTCCCGCATGATTACATTAGGCTTATGAGAATCAGTTTTATAATTAGCAGGACTCTCTAAGTCTTCATCACTGGTATAGATTAAATCCCGCACATCTTTCTGAACGCCCTCAATGTCGTCAGAATCAGCTTCTTCCCACGGTTGATCTGAAGCTGTAGCCCATTCTTCATTCTTATCAGCCATCGGCAATGGCTTGAAGAGGTCACAATACATCTCTTCTTTAACGGGTAAATCTAATTTAGTGCAATATCCACCCGCCGCAAAGAAAATACACGTGTGACATTCTTCATTTTCTTTTTCGGCAGGACGATAATGAGCAAACGCTAAAACATCTAAATTACTACGATTATGTTTGATGATGTCTAAAAAGCCATCAGTCGTAAATTCTTTCGCAAACTCAATACCATTTAAAGAAGCTGCTAAATGGTCATGCCCAATTGCCGCTAACATATCCCGAACATGGTCATTACGTGCCTGAAGAATCTCCCTTAATGCTGCAAAAGATGGGTCAGAACCTTTCTCACTATCATCATGAATCTGTGCAACCTGGTGATAAAACATTGAAGCAGCTTTATCCCCATCAGGACCCGCATACAGATTATTACCATCTAAACGCACAAAAAACACATCATTATGATGTGCTAGTTCTAACGCATGGGCACTATCTTGATACAGACTAATAACGTCTACATCTTCTAATTCTTTAATTAAAGAATCTAATTCCGTAACATCTATCATTAAACGCTACCTATAAAGAATTAACATTATGCGGAGCAGATGGAGCATTTGGCCCTGTATTGCCAAATAAAGGTGCATGTTGCATATTAGAATTACGCATCACAGTAGATTCATTCATGTGAGAGGGGGCTGCACCAACAACATTATCATTACCATCGACCATAACAACTTGTTCACCAGTGCCAGCTTTTTCTAAATCTTCGTTCTCAGGAGACTCCTGAGCATGGGACTTCGGTCAATCACAGTCCTCATCTTTCGGCCCATGATACCCATCATCAGACATGCCTAGACCATCAATAGCGGAGCCGCCACTAGTATTAGGCATCTCTTCAAGGTCTTGTGGTTTTCCTTGGGTAACCTCTGCTTTTGATAAATCAATAAAATCAGTAACATCAAAAGTATCTGGCTCATAATACAAGAAAGCAGATAAAAAGGCAGGTTCGTCTACAACATCTATAGATTTAGCCATTAACATACTAGACTCCCACCATTCCATAGTAGGACGAGAAGTACGGTCTACTAACATTTTATGCACCAACGTACCTTCAATTAAATCTTCAATATTAGTGGTTTCATCTAAATTAAAAGATTTTAAAATATCAATATCATTTATTAAAGCAACATCCGAAGATGTTTTAGGTAAAACACGATCTACTGAACCCCAAATCTTTAATATATCTATCGATTTTGCATGA